ACCAGCCTCTGGACTTTACTTGCAGCCGCCTTGCGGGCAGACTTTGCAGATTCAGACATTGGAGTTCTCCATGATTACGGGCGTCCCCGTGTAAGCTGCTTGGCAACATTCACGGCATCCTGAGCAGCAACAGGGCCGAATTGGCGTGAAACAGATAAAGCACCGTCAACAATATTTGTGCGGCCGCCGCTTTTTCTAACTTTTTGAACAGTCAAAGGATCAAACATAACAGCCATTGGATAGCGATGTTTTGGGTTTGCAATACCTGAATATCCGTATTCTTTAACCAAACGCTCCATGTCATTTTGAGCTTGCTGCATATCAATAAATGCAGGATTAACTTTTGCCGTTGCAGGCGCCCTATTTAATTCTTGAGAAATTGCCCACAAACCAGCAGGATCTTTATTCCAATCATAAAGATTTTCGGCTTGGCCTTTATATTTATTTGATCCTAAACCTGGTTCAGGTTTAACTCTATTGGGATCTCCAAGATACGCATAAACTCGATCAGTTACGCCGCCAGGTTTAGAAAAAAGTCTATCACGTTCTCCACCTGATAAACCTGTTCCATAAAAAGTTGGATCTAATACATTTATATTTGGGCTGCGACTAAAATGAGCTAAAGTTGAACTAAACCCAGTATTTTCTTGCGGCTTTACAAGATTACGCACATAATCAGGCATGCCACCGGCATAATCTGTTTTTAAAAATTCAGGTGGCAATAAAACAGAAACTTGTGGAGCATATTGCCAATCTTTCATAGCTTCTGTTTTTTCGTTCTTTAAAGCATTAATTTTTTCAATGTCATTATTTTTTATAGCATCAGCTAAATGCATTTCAATTTGACCAAGTTGATCAAATGTTTTCATATTTAAAGGAGTGTAATTAACAACACTATTTTGACCTCGTGTTTCCGCCGTCATAGCTGGGCGGGCAAGAGGGCTATACATTTGTGAATGCACGCCCCATGCACGTTCTTCACCTTGAGCATTAAAAGTATTGCCTAATAAAGCATGGCCAAAAGCATCATGAACAGCACGAAATTTTTCGTTTTCATTTAATCCAGTTGCTGGATCAATGTTGTGCAAAAAATCATGAGTGTCGCCACCTTGAAAAACAAATAAATGTCCGTTGTTATGAACATCGCCAACCATATGAGCGCTACTATCATAATTTCCTTCACCGTTTCGGTGAAAAGAATAACGCAATGGCAACGCATCAAATTGATCTGATGTTTCTTTTGCCATTTGGCGATAAGAAGATTCAAGCAATTCATCATAATTTTTTGCGCCTGATTGCTCAACAATTTCAGGCATTTGTTGTTTATATGCGTTAAAAATTGCTTCTTTATATTCAGGCAAATCTTCAGCAGCCAACATAAAAGTGCGACCAATTGCACTTTGTTTTGCAAGAGAAGATGGCGGCATGTCTGGTTGATAAACAGGTGATAAACCTAATTTTTCAACATATTTATTAGCGGCTTGAAGCGGAATATTATTTTCCGCATCAGGCATTAAGGGCGATTTTTTACCCGTGATCGGGTCAAGTTGCGAAGTTCCGTACGAAGTTTGTCCTCTTCCTCTAACGTCATTTGGCGAGGAGGGCCAAAATGCTTTTCCATTTCCTTCAGGAACAAATCTCGCTTCGCTTGTCTCTGGCGAATAGACTCGATAGAATGGGCCTGCTTGTTCTGTAGCATATTTTTGCTCCTTTAATGCATTACCTATTTTAGACTCTATAGAGCCTGCACGCAACATGTTAGGCGTAATTTTTCCAGCCATAATGTCAGGCAACGTACCTGCAGAAACCAACCCAGCACCGCCCATGGCAGCTTCATCAATGCTCATACCGGATGGAAGAACGTCAATGATTTTGCCTGTGTTTTGGTCAACAGCTTTTTGTGTTTCACCACGCAATGCCTGCATAGGAGCTTTCATGTATTCATATGCTTGGCTAGGAAATTCAGCCAAGCCTTGACCAAAATCGCGGGCTCTTTCTTTAAAAGTCGTGTCAAGACGATTGGCAACATTCCCCAAATTAAGCGGAACTTTTGTTGGTTGCACGTCGTCTGGACCGACGGCTGGTCCGAAAGGGCGATCAGGTGCGGCCTCCCTAGCCACACCAAGTGCTGCGTTTACTGCGCCTTGATCTTGATCAACCATCGGATCTGTCTCGCCGCCGTCGGCATACCCGCCACGGGCAAACGTGCGTGGCCCTTGAGCCAACGGCGCCTGCTCCGGCATAAAATATGACATCGGGTTAAATGACGGCATGCCGCCCGAATTGGGCGACGCCATGCCACCATAAACAGGCGCCGGAAGGCTTTCATAGCCGCGCGACATCATCGGCGGCATGGCGACGTTGTTTGCAGGCGAAGGCACAAATCCCTGCGTAAAGCTTGCTGGCAGGTTCAAATGGGCAAAATCAAGCGGCGCACCCTTCATGGTCACCGGATCTAATCCGGTCGGCCCTGCAGGCGTCGGCGCAGGCGCTGGTGTTGGTTCCGGTGAGCTGTTGTCGTGACCGCCACTGTCACCGCCGCCCTCAAAATGCTTGCGGTGCGTCAAATGAACGTGACCACCAGCCGCCAAATGCTTGGCAATGATCATAGCGTGGCGGATCATTTTTGCGTGGTCGTGCTTCATTGCTGCGGCCCTTGTGCGCTGCCATTGAGGGGTTGCTCGTTATCTTCCAAACGCTTCAACAGGTCAGGCGGCACAACGCTGTTGATGATCGGGATGCCAGCAGGATTTTTGGCCATATCCTCGGCCAAACGGATGGCCGCCAAGCGTTCGCGGCTTTCGCGGTCGCGCTTGCGGTTCTCGGCATCGAGCATGGCGTCCTGCGCCTTTTGCTGCACTTCCTGCTGCTTGACCTGCAGGTTCATGGCTTCCATCGGGTTTGCTGGCTTGACGCCCGCACCGGCACCGCCTTGATGCAATTGCGCAACTTTGGCCTGCGCCACCATGCGCTTGGTGTCCGCATCCTGCTGCGCCACCTTCATCTTGGCCATCTTTTCCTGCAGCTCTGGCGGCGGTGAAGCCTGTGCCTGCGGAGGTGCCAAGAATTGCTGCGGGTTCGACCAGCCGATGGCCTGCAGTGCCGCAGTATCAATCGCAATCGGATCGTACATTGACGGGTTCTGCTGCTGCAATTGTTTCAGCGCCATGATTTTCATGATGCGCTGGCCATGCGACGCGGTGTTGGGATCTGCCTGCGGCACCAAATCGCAGTCGTCAAGCGCCTGCAGGAACGTCTGTTCATCCCACGCAGTGGTCGGCTTTTTATTGCGCTGCCAAAAGCTTTGCGGGTTTTCTTTAAACAACTGCACCAGCATCTGAAACTCTTCAGCCTGCGCTGCATGCATGCGTTTATGCACAGCATTCATGACCTTGGCTGCCTGCTCTATCATGGCCAAGGTGGTGCCGACCGGCGCATCGGCGCGGCCTTCGCCAACTTGCTGCTCAGACGTGCCGCCGATCCGCATGCCGGTCGTAGCCATGTTGTCAACCAATTGCATCAACGCAGGTGACGGCGGCTTGTACGGCAATTCCATGATCGCATCGCGCAGCGACATGCCGCCGGTCTTGATCAATTGGCCACCGCCAGGCGGTATGCGGAAGATGTTGGTGTTTTGGCGTGCGCCCATGTCTGCCATGAGGAAGCCAGGAAAATTGCTGTACATGCCAGCGTCTAGCAGTTCCCGCCACGCAGCAGTGATCGCATTAGTCGTATTGCCCAAGATGTGCAGCAAACCAATATCATAAAAACCCATTCCAGGAACAAAAGTATATTTGACAAAATTCTTTCTCGCTTCAGGCAATTCCTGATCTTCTTCATCGTAATTGCGGACGATTGACAGGATTTCTTTTGAGCTGACGTCGATGGTCACGCGGTACGGGATCTCAAGGCCGGACTCTTTGCCCTTGTACTTGTGCTCAAAACCTTTGATGTCCAATTCGCAATAGATTTCATAGATTTCGCGGTCACGATCTTCGGCGCGGCCCGAATCATCGGAAATGCCCTGCTGCGCGTTCTTGGCCCGCTGCACGGCATCCAGTTCGCGCTCTTTGGCTTGGCTCAGGTCAACGTCTCGGTACACGCCAAGGATCTGCAGGCGCTTTACCGTCGACGGTTTCATGATCACGCGGTGGGTGATGCGGCGGGCATTGGCCAGATCGGTCGCCGAGTTGTTGACGATCAGATCGTCAGCGTCGACCGACTCAAGCACAGGCCGATTGCGGAGCGGGCAGAAGTAGCCCTTTTTGAAGGCGGTGCCGCCAAATCCAAGCATCAACAGCATGCGGTCGGTGTCGGGGTAATACTCGGTCGCAACAGCCGTTAGGAAGTGGTTGAGGTCACGCTCCAAGGCGTTAGCCAATTGATCTTCCTGCAGATTTCCGTTGTTGTTGTCGTCGCGGATCTTGACAGGCCCGTCGGTCGGCAGCAGCTCGGAACGCGCATTGGCCTGAAAGCGCAAGACGGCCTCAAGCAGCAATGGGTGGCGAACCTTGCTCATGCCGTCGATGGGCGCACCATCCGCAGCGCCTGCAAGCGAAGGCACTTCGATCTTCAGGCCCAGCAGCTTGATGCCCTGCGCCCGATCCTCGACCCATTC